TTAGTTCGATTATTCTGATTGTCGGTATGGTTCTAGCTTCAAACAATCTCTATCCTTGGAATATTCTTGTTCAATGTATAGGAATTTGTGGTTGGTTAGTTGTCGCATTGATGTGGAATGACCGTTCTTTGATTATTGTCAATGCGGTTGGGTTGGCTATTCTTATGAATGGTTTGATTGGTTACTGGTTAAAACTAGGATAAATAGTACAATGGCTAAAAAAATAAAATCAAAGACTGATAATAAAGGTTGGACTGACCCCTCAAAGAAGAAGGTTCGTAAGAAACGCAAACCTATGACAGAGGAACAGAGGGTAGCTGCGGCAGAGCGTCTTGAGAAAGCTCGTGCTGCCCGTGCTGCTAAGAACCCTGACTATGGGCATTCTGGTATTCATGAGAGTTTGCGTGATCTACCAGATGACTATCCAATAACTCCAAAGAAGGTAAAGGTTTGGATCAAGACACAAAAAGAACTCGTATCTATGGAACGTAAGAATGAGAAGGCAGATGTGAAAGGTGCAACTGCCCGTAAAGCATCTCATGAAGCATATGTTCGGAATTTACAAAAATATCTAAAGGATGGTGATTATGTGGATACGTTTTATGGAGAACATCAAGATAAAATAATATCTAATAGATGTATAGCTCAAGCTTATTATTGGGAAGGGCCTAAAAAGGGTGAACCAAAGTTTGATGTTGGTACATATTATCCACTTTTAGGAACAGTATATACTCAAGAAATGTTTAACGAAGATAGGGGTATCAGTGATGAAGAAAGACCAGAAGGAAAGCCCAAGCGCAGAAAACGTAATAAAGGGACCGTGGAAAGCAAGGGGAAAAAAGGAAGTAGTAATTCCTGATGTTGATGTTATTGCTCTGCAAGAAAACATTATGTTTGCTGATGATTTGACAGAATCTTGTTTGGTGCAAATGATACATACTATGGGAGAGAATGGTATTGATATTGGGGAAAAAGAATTCGTTAGGGATATTGGATTTGTTATTGAGTCAGTTAAAAGCACAATTTACCGTGATATGGGAGTAGGGCATCCCATGAATAAAATTATGGAGATGCTGACAAAAATTAATGTTGATGAGAAGAATAGCATGAATAGTCAGGTTGATTTGGAATTGCTTGAAAAGGTTGAGATTGTTGAGTCTGATATAGATGAAGAACCAGAGCCCGCATGAGGATATAATGAAAACTACATTTTGGGAACCATTTAGTCCAATAATAATGGAGACTAAGGTTCCAGATAAATTTGTGAAAATTATGAATGATATTGGTGATTCTGTTTTATCTGATGAAGAGAAAAGCATAAAATGGGATTACTCACACAAGCTTGTGGGTAAAGTTCACAAAGAAGTAAAAATCCCTGCTCCTAAAAATGAGGACAAAGATTTTTTATTCAAAACTATGAAACAGGGTTGTGTTAATTATTTAAATCAGGCAATCAAAAAAGGTAGAGCTAAGAAGTGGGCAGTTATTAATAACCACAAAAAAATAACTCCAACTATTGAAAATATGCATTTACGAGATAGTTGGATTGTTAGTCAGTATGCTGGAGATTATAATCCTGTCCATCATCACAGTGGTGATTTTTCTGCTGTGATATATCTTAAAGTTCCAGAAGGAATGGAAGCTGAATGGAAAGAGGATTTTACTGACCACTACCCATGCAATGGATTGATAGAATTTACTTTCGCAGAAAATCTTGATATGAGATCAGAAGCAATTAAATTTAAACCAGAGGTGGGTAAGTTTTTAGTTTTTCCATCATACTTGAGACATTTTGTTTATCCCTTCAAATGTGAAGGTGAAAGAAGAAGCATGAGTTTTAACACCGATATGAGGATAAAATGATATTAGTTGATATGAACCAGATTAGTCTGGCCAGTGTGATGATGCATTTAAATATTACAAAACGAGATAGTGTGGATGTGAGTATGGTTCGTCATATGATCCTCAACTCACTTCGTATGTACCGTCAAAGTTATTTCAAAGATTATGGTGAGTTAGTTATATGCTACGATTCCAAACACTACTGGAGAAGAGATTATTATCCAGAATATAAAGCTAGTAGAAAGAAAACTAGAGACAATTCTGGTCACGATTGGAATGATATTTTTGAATGCTTAAATACTATCAAACAAGAACTCAAAGATAATTTTCCCTATAAGGTTCTTGAGGTATATGGTGCAGAGGCTGACGATATCATCGCTGCGTTGTGTGGTGAATTAGAGTCCGACAATGGCAACACCTTGATCCTGTCTGGAGATAAGGATTTTATCCAGCTGCACAAAATCAAAAATGTGAAACAGTACAGTCCCATCACGAAGAAATATATTAATGGTGAAGACCCAAAGGAATATTTATATAAACATATACTAAAAGGTGATTCGAGTGATGGTGTTCCAAACGTATTGTCTCCCGATAATACATTTGTTGATGGATTACGACAGAAACCTTTAAGTAAGAAAAAGATTGCCGAATGGGCAGGACCACTGTGCGAACAATTTTTACCAAATGATGAGATTAAGAGAAACTACCAAAGGAATAAGAAATTAATTGATTTAACACAACCACCAGAGGAACTATTTTTAGAATGTATAAAAACATATAAAGATGCTCCAAATGGTGACCGTAGAAAACTACTAAATTACTTTATAAAGAACAGATTGAACGATCTGATGGAAAACATAGGAGATTTTTAATTATGTCATATACCCCACTCTTTTCCGAGATTTTACAGAAAGCCGGAAAGTTGAAAACTAAGAAACAGAAAATTGATTACTTGAGAGAACAAAGCACTCCAGCGCTTCGTATGGTGATTAAGTCGTCTTTTGATCCAAAAATTAATTGGCAGTTGCCGGAGGGTGAGGTTCCTTATTCTCCAAACGAGGCACCAGAAGGAACAGAACATACAGTTCTTGCACAAGAGTCCAAGAAATTGTATAATTTTATTCAAGGGGGCAATAATGTATTGCCTCAGAATAAACGTGAGAGTATGTTCGTCCAGATGTTAGAGGGACTTCACGAAAATGAAGCAGAAGTGATTATTGCTGCAAAGGATAAGATTCTTCATAAGATATATAAAGGTTTATCTGCTTCCGTAGTAAAGGAAGCTTTTAATTGGGATGATAATTATATGATCAATGATCCACAAAAATCAAATGAATATCAGGATTATGCAAAAAGAGCAAACGTCTGAACTTGAGTTTTTAGAAAATCTTGCATTTGATCTTTTTAAAAAGGAAGATTTTGAAAATTCAAAGTTATGTTACATAAGACAGATTGAAATTGACCCAGAAAATGGAAAGGCGTTTTATAATTTAGGAATCGTCTTACATGATCTGGGACAATTTCATGAATCTCTTATGTGTTATGAAAGAGCCAAAGAACTTGGGTATAACTTAGCCAAAGTTAATTTGACTACTGGAATGCATTTTCTCAAACAGGGTAATTTTGAGAAAGGATTTGACTACATTGATTTGAAGTCAGATGGCGCATGGAGACTTGGTAGAAATTTTATGTTTAACAATCAAAGATTATCTCACATAGATTTGTGGGAAGGTCAAAGTTTGGAGAACAAAACTATATTTGTCTACAGTGAGCAGGGTTTTGGGGATAATATACAGTTTAGTAGATATTTGCTTGAGTTGTCCAAGTTAGGTGGTAAGGTTGTATTCTCATGCTATAATGCGTTGTATGATATCTTTGTCAACAGCCCAACCTTTAGTTCAATTGAGATACAGAGGAATAATATTCAACCTTCATCTGATGTTGACTATAAAGTTCCCCTAATGAGTGTTCCTCGACTACTGAAATCCACCTTTGGTAAAATACCCTTTTCGGGTGGATATTTGGAGAGGACTCAGTATAAAGATTGGGGCATTTCCACTGATACAATTAATGTTGCGATTGCCTGGGAAGCAACAAAACAGGACACTAGGCGGACTATACCACTTGATCTCGTTGAAACGATATGCGATTGTCCCAATATCAATTTTATCAACATACAGAAGGATTCGACACACACTATTGATGGTGTTAGGAATCTGGGTGATGGAATACATGATTTCTCTGATACCGTAGATATATTGTCTCAAGTTGACCTCTTAGTGTCCACTGACACGGCTATGGTGCATGTGGCCGGTTCTCTAGGGGTTCCTGTGTACCTTCTATTGCACTATTCTGCTGATTGGCGATGGTTCACCGGAGATATGGATTACAGTCCTTGGTACGAATCAGTGTCTATTTTTAGACAGAAAACACCCCAAAATTGGACATATCCGATAAATGAGGCTAAAAATAATTTACGAATCCTTTTAAATCAATAACTTACAGGTTGCATTTTCTCTTGACAATATCCCTTATATGTCGTATTATATGTATAGTGATGATGAACAAGGAAATAACGATGATTGGTGTTGAGATTACTGGTGGTGTCAAGAAAGATCGGGAACTGGCCGAGGAAATCGTCTGGTTCTGTCTGGAGAAGATGTTGCCTCGGCACCGGACACTGAACATCACTGTCTTGTTGACCAAGACATATGAGGAAGGTGCCAAAGGGTTCTGTTATCAGGAAGAAGATGACCGGGACTTTGTGATTGAGGTTGATCATCGTTTGACAAAGGCAGAGGGCGTTGAAGAGTTCATCGACACGGTTTGTCATGAGATGATTCATGTGAAACAGCACGCCAAGAAAGAGTTGGTTGACCGTTTCCGTGGTGGTTACAAGAAGTTGTGGAAGTGCCGTGATGGTAAATACCGGAACTATCTTGATACTACATATGAGAAACAGCCTTGGGAGATAGAAGCGCATCGTGACAGTGGTAAATATGTGAAAGAGTTCAAAAAGGAGTATTATGGTTATGTCTAAAATGGGAAACTACATAATGGATATCGAAGAGTTCTGTGATGGATACTTTTATGGTGAGGGTGGTGAGGAATTTACCATTGATGAAGTGGCTGATGATGCTGATAAGTATTTTCGGTCCACCATGGCGGGTGACTATGCCCGCAAATATCTTGAAACTCAAATGGGAGAAATGTAATTACTGCATTTGATGAAATTATAGCTATTGGTTTGATGTTTGTCGGTGCTACCACAGATATTGTCCCAAACGAAAAATCAATAGCTGATAATAATCGGCATGTTGAATGTCTTGCTATGAATATGTATCATGAAGCAAGAGATCAAGGAACGGCAGGAAAACTTGCTGTGTCTGCTGTTGTGTTGAACAGGGTGAATGATGAGAGGTTTCCAAATACTGTGTGTGGGGTAGTCCTTCAAGCACAAATGAAAAAATCATGGAAAACTGGAGAGAATGTTCCGGTCAAAAATAAGTGCCAGTTTAGTTGGTATTGTGATGGCAAACCAGACGATGTAGAAGATGAAGAATCTTACAAAAAGATACTTGACTTTTCTCGCTTAATGATGCATAATAAGATTAAGTTCGTTGATATAACTGATGGTGCTACACATTACCATGCTGATTATGTCAGTCCATCTTGGGCAAGAACCAAGACGAGAACAACAGAGATTGGTGATCACATTTTCTATAGGTGGGAAAAGAAATGAAAATATTAATTATGGGACTACCTGGGGCTGGAAAAACTTGGATTGCAAAAAGATTGGTTAAGTCATTAGATAATTGTGCATGGTTTAATGCAGATGTTATTCGTGGCGCAGCAAATGATTGGGACTTCACACCAGAGGGGCGGTTACGACAATCTCAAAGGATGAGAGCATTCAGTGATTTTGAAAAT